ACCCTGTAGGAAAAAAGGATTTAACATTACCCGATCATATCAAGGGGAGGCATTTCATATGTAGATGGCATCTTGGCTTCGATTGTTTCCAACTCCCTTACACCATCATCATAAATTTGTCTTCCGTTCAGTTGAACACCACCAGGAAGTTGAACGCCCTGGAACTTGATCAAGTTCATACCCCACTGTTTCTTGCACAATGCAGTGAAGTATTTCTTCAAGAATGGTGCATTGTATACACGAGTGAAATCATTTGGATCAAGGATTCTGAAACAGTCAATTACTAAGTAATCCCCTGCAGTCAACTGCGCCCAATCAACATCAACATAAAGTCTGTCTTGACGAATATTGAAACGATATCTTACTTCTGGATTCAACAAATATGTGATATCTTCAAGATAAGTCTGAACCATCGAATACTGAAGTAAATCGATGGATTGGAAATTATAGATATCATTCAGGAACAATTGATATTTAATATTGAAAAGTCCATCATATACAGTGTCGGATCGAACTCTAAGAATCGTGTTAACACCAATGACAGATGGTGGAATTGCGATATAGTTACTATTCTCCTCCAGAGAGAACGTTACGGCGGTGCCTACGATGGTTGAAGTAGCACTTGTGGTAGTGATACCAGCCGCACTGCTATTACCCCTGGCACGTCCTCTATTGATGTCATCCTCAGTAATCTTGTACTTGAGGTACATTCTCTCAATACCGTCATAGTGACGTTCTTGATACATCTGAACAGCATCATCTAACAGGTCTTGAAACTGTTCGTCTGCTACGTTGATTTCTAGAACAGGATAACCTAATTGTCTTTTGGCATAATCAATTAAACCTTGCCTTGAACTTGGTTGAGCCATTCATCTACCTCTTAAGTCGAAATTCCTGCTCTTACGATGATGTTACCTTCAATCACTTTGAAGAAGGTAGAACCAGAACTCACGTTTACATCGTAGAGGTATCTACCCTCATCTAAACTTCTGGTTTCAGTAGAACCCATTGAGATGGTGATTCTACCATTATCACCTCCCAGTCCTACGGTGAAGGTGCTTGCTGTTCCAATCACAGACTTCTTCATGTTACTGGTTCCTGTATAACCAGTGAAGTTAATACTGGAACCTGCAGAGGTCTTTACCGTAAAGACCGCATCAAAATCTGCACCAGAGAAAATGGTCAGATTAGAGCCAAAGGGAACGGCAACTTCTGGGTCAAATGTAATTACCTTCTGTGCCATTTTTTCTAACTATTTAGTTTCTGTACAATAGAAGACAACATATCTTTGATGTCTCCAATATCACTCTTTACATTATCAAGTTCCTCCTTCATTGTATCAAATTCAGAATTTTTCTTTTCCAAGGCTTTCTTTCTAGCCATATAATTTTCATAAGCAGATCTATCTTTATTGATGATCGCGTGAGTGTTAGGGTCTCGGACTAATTCCGAATGACCCTCTACTTTAAGATAATCAGACATTATGCAAGTGCAATAGCGCGGAGGTCTTTGATGTATGGTGGTTCAGCCTGATTCGTTCCAACCATGTCAATCTTGATTTGGAACTTAGTGAATCTAGGAATACTTCCTGTAGTGAATTCATAATCCTTATAACCAAAGTCTGTACTTGGTGTTGTCAAAGCATCTGGAAGACCGTTGCTTGCAGAAGAGTTCAGAACAGTTCCACCTTGAGTGAAGTTTTCTGTACCAGGGAAAGGTGTAAAGTTAACATTCATCGAGTTCTCGGTTGAACCCTCAACCATAGTCTTGAAGAACACTCTGATATCAGAAGAATTTCTTCTGTATGCAGCAAAGTTGACCTTGATCTCACTAGCTGGATTTTCTAGAACGATCAGTTTAGAAACGTATGTAGAAGCACAAGGATCTTGTCCCGTGGTTCTTACATTTGGATCAGTTGCAAAGTCACTTACAGGACTATTGATTCTGTTAGTTGTCAGACAAACATTGACTCTATCGAGGTCAATAACGGGAGATACATTAAAATCGGTTGTGACCATAATGTTCTCCAGTGTGAACGACTTGTTCGCAGGGAGTGTATCCAACTGTTCTATTTCATTGATTTCGGAAGCAATCAGTCTTGGACTATCAAAATGATTTTGTCCACCAAGGTCAATTGATTCAAACCCCTGATCAATGAACGATTCTTCAGAACCATCTACACTAGTCGCAGAAACTGTTCTAACTCTTCCAGAAACGGAAGTTCCAGGAGGCGTGAGAATTTGAATGTTAGGTGTAATAGTTTCAAACTGAATATTTTGAGTGGCTGTAATGTCATCACCACCAGACTGTTTAGTGGAGGTGAAGAATCTGTCAGGCAGACTAGCACCACTTCTATCTGTTCCATTGGAACTCATGTCAAGTTTAATGTGATAATGATCCAGATCTTTTTCGTCTGGAACAGACACATTTGGATTGTTCATATCATGAGTCTTATTGATTCTTCTCAATGAAACACCACCAAATTCATATTTTCTGATTTCGGTGCCAGATTCATATGTGAAAGAACCAGTGTCATCAACACCTCTGGTCGAGATGCCAGTGATAGAACCAGAAGCAGTTCCAGTGTATGCGATGATTTCATTACCGATCTTCAGATATCCATGGTTGGTGGTTCCAACACCAACACCTTCAAAGGTGTCAAAGTTTGCAGAAGAAACAACCGAGATATCACCAGTGGAGTCACTGTTGTAATCTGCACTCAATGTAGTTACTGGGACATCAGATTCTACACCACTAATTTTAACTCTATTGTTAAAGGCGTGCATTGCGTGAGCTCTATGGCTCACTCTCATGTGTAAACCATCATTTGTTGAATCAACATCAAACGAAGTAATGGTTACTCCTGCACCAAGTTGAACAATACTGCTTCCATTATCAAAGGTGATTGTACCGACACCTGCATTGAAAGTACCTTGAATATTATCCAAGATCAGTGTGTTGGTAGAAGTCACAATTCCAACAGAAAGAACCGCACTAGATCCATTTCCAAGTCCAAGAGTGCTAACACCAACAGTATCACCAACTGCAAAGTTTTGACCACCGTTTGTTACGTCAACCGCAGAAATTTGTCCGTTGTTTACCGTAACGTTAGCGACCATTCCAGAACCAGAACCAGTCAAAGCAACCATAGGAACATTGGAATAAACCAAAGATCCAGAAGAAGGTGTATATCCAATACCAGGATTTGTAATACTAAAGGTTTGAGTGCCAACACTAGCGATACCTGCAGTGTTAATTAGTTTTGCAGACGCTGTGAGATTACCCTCTTGAGTAATTGTTACGCCAGGGATGAATCCAGCTGGTGCAGCAAAGGTTGTTCCAAGTCCAACTGTAGCCTTCTTGGAAAGAATCTTAATTGGATTTTCTGGAAGAGTAATAATTTGTTTGTTACCTTCATCAAGTTTTGGATTATAGAATCTAGCAATACCAGTCGAATTAGAAAATTCAGCTGCATAGAGAGTCATCTTCAAGTCTTCATATTGACTTGGATCCCATGTTCCACCGTTCTGAGATTTAAACAGTGAACCAAGATATGGTTGTTGAGTAATGATTGATTGTTGAGCGTCTGGTAAATTTCTGGTAGAGATATCTACCTCACCCATTCTAGCAATCCATGCATTATAAGTTGTAGCACCAGATTTCAAAACAACAGCGTATTCAGTTTCACCCGACAAGTAAAGTGGAGAACTAAAAGTAAATCTGGTAGGTATAGATCCATCGTCAGAGATATTTACATCATCTGGATCTTTTGAAAGATAACCGAAAGGAAGAACTTTCTGAGTTGGAAGACCATTATCAACAGTTCTCATTTCCATAATTATTGGTAATGTTTCATCCTTACTCTGGAAGAATATATCAACACCAGTGACAAAAACACCACTTGTTTCAGATACTGTAAATGTTTGAGCCAGAGGGTCACCATCGTCCCACCACCGTCTTCGGAAAAAGTTATTTGTAACGTTGGTGATCCTGTTTGTAACGTTGGTGATCCTGTTTGTAATGAACTGTCTTCTATCAATATTTTGTGTAATGAATTGTCTTCTATCAATGTTCGTTACTTCAGTCACATCGAGATCAACGTTGTTAACTCGTTGAGTATCAATTGCAGCAGTTTGAGTCTGTGTGTTTCGATCGAGAACTTCCGTATTTACAGTGAGTCTGTCGGGACCTTGCTGTCTTGTAATTCTATCTCTTTGAACTCTCTGTTCTGTATGATTAATTCTTCTAATTTGAGGAATTCTTGTGCTCAGAACAGTTTCTCTGACAGTCTGTAGTTCACCTTGTGCATAGAAATTAGATTCTGCAGAAGTTGTAACAGTACCACCAATTAGACTGTTGATGTTACTTGTGGTGAATTTAAAAGTTTTTGTGCCAGTTTCCCACCTTGGGTTAGCCTGTCTGTCTGGATCAGGAATTTGCAATGTGCCTTGTAATTTACCAAGAGTATCAGTAATAAACCTAATATTACTCACTCTGGCCTGAGCTCCACTGCTTCGACCTTCAAGAATCATATTAGAACTGACTTGTCCAAAGAATTGTCCCTGAGCTTGAGATGCAAGACTGAATGTATCAACGTTCAGAATAGTGGAAGAAGTAGAATAATTTGCTGGAATGTTACCTGCATTCGCATATGGATTTCTTCCATATCTATTGGTAGGACTATTAAATGGTCCATCCTTATGATTTGGAGCACAGATTCTAAAGACAAAATCTGGTCTTCTGCCTGTTCTTCTGGCGTTTGTGCTATATCCAAATACTGTTTCACCAATTCTAAATCTTCCAGATGTCATAGAAATTTCCAGAAGTTTTGGTGTCATATATCTGGTTACATTCACACCATCAAAGAAACCATAGATACGAGTCAACGGTTTCATCTTCGTAGCATTAAACTGAATACTACGAGATCTCATAAATGGAACAATATCTCTACTTACAATTCTGTCACCAATACTTTGTCTATTAGTCGTAGGGGTGATTTGGAACTGAATACCGTTTCTAGACTGTCTTGTGGTGGTTTCGATGTCTTGCATCGTCCTTTCAAGACGGAAAGTATCTCTAGTTGTTGTGGTTGTAGTTCTGGTTGCAAGGTTTGTTCTAGTATTCTGAAGACCAATGTTAACTCTACTACGACCAGTGTCTGAACGAGCTCCAATATTCGCTCTACCTCTATTTTGTGTGTTAGCTGTAAAGTTAACACCAGTTACGTTAGTCTGCGCTGCACCTCTGGTTGTTGTTGATTCAACTCTTCTGCGAATAACTCTTTCACCAGTCCAGGTGGTTTCCCATGCACCCCAATCAACTTCACTAAGTCCAGTCTGAGCATTGACACCCAAAATAGCAGTCGCAGCATCAAATGCAGCTGTTTGGTTGACTGTTTGTGCATTAACTCTTCTTGTAGCGACCCAAGTGTCGGAGTTTGGTGTAAGTTCCAGATCACCTTCATAGAAAACAACCAAGAATGGTGTGCAGTTTTCAACTCTGGATGCATAGGGTTGTTTGAAAAATTCTTTCTCAGTATAGTTAAGAGTAATCAAACTACCAGTCTTTCTAATATTGAGACCATCAATATCATCAACAAAATTAAGGTCTACGTCTGGGTTAGAACTAGTTCCGATTCCAACCAAAGATGATGACCCAGGAATAAGATCAATAGCAGTGGTATAGTGACCTGGACGCAAGATGCCTTCTTTTCTGTCAATACTTGCAGAAAAATCAACGTGTGCAATATGATGAGAATCGTGAGATTTAAAGTTGTCTACGAAGAAACCAGATTTAAATCTGTTGAGTCCGTTTGCATCAACGATTTGAAGGTTAGATGTCTCTGTTTCTAAGAGAGACAGTTGTGTATAAAATTCAATATTTTCAATTCTTTGTTCAAGACCACCAATATCTTTCATGGTGTAACGTTTGTGTTCTGTTGTTCGAACAGTAACGTCTTTTACACTGTAAACATAAGGAGGAACTTCAACCTTACATACTTCAATGGCATCTTTTACTGGTTCTGGTTCAGTTGGATCATCTGAAGGGAATCCAGTTACATAAAGGAACTTTCCATCCTTATCAAGGAACAGTCTATCTCTTCTACCCTGATAATACTCATAGTCAACGATGATTTGTTCATCAGAAACCATAGGATCATTAATACTACTTCCAGTAGATGCAAATGATCTAGAAGCAAAATCAAATGGAGATACTGATGAAGAAGTATTGTAATTACTGACTCTAGGTCTGATATCAATCAGGTCACTAGTGATTCTGTCATAGAATCCATTGATTGGAACAATTTCTCTAGGAAGATTTGAAGGATAACTAGAAGCTGTGTAAAAGTCTCCCTCATCACTAGCTTCTACAAACAAATTCTTAAATACAATCTTCAGTCTATTGGATGGTTCTGGAGCATTCTTATCTCTTTCAAGATATGAATAGTCATAATATGTGTCCTTATCGTTTGTAACCATGAAATATTGATTGGTTACATTTCTGTCTCCAGGTGTTGTACCAGCAACAATCGCAGTGATATTGGTATTGGAGGTTCTTACTCTTTCACCAACTGAGAATGTGTTTTCGTTAAGAAAAACAGCACCGACAGTGGTGGTATTTGGTTTTTCTGTAATGACTGCAACAGCGTCACTATCAGTTCCAATCAGTTTTTCACCAATTCTCATATCACTATTGTTTCCACTTGGTCCAGAATATGCACCAAGAGTGATACCTGGAAGATCGGGATCCGAAGCATCATTAGATTCAAAAACGCCAAGAAGCTCAATAGCTTCAGGAACGTTCAGTGAAATTTGTCTATCTTGAACTCTAGTTCCATAAACTCTACTATTGGTAAGACCATCGTTGAGAGTATTTGTACCAATACCAGAAGACGCTAACCTAGATCTATTGACGACCAGGACGTTTGCTTCATTCAGAAGTTTCGACTTGTTCCTAACATTGGACTTAAGAACAGTCGCAAACAGATTAGCCTTTCCACTAGACTTGGAGAGAGCTGTGAAAGTAACTGTCTTCGAATCGTCTGCTTTGGTAAATTGACTTGGAGTCAGTGGTTCAATACTTCCATCATCATATGAAATAAGATATCTCTCTTCATCAAAAGGTTGGAAGAACAGGTCTTTACCTGCAGCTGGTGAAGTAAATCCAGAATTTGCAACCGTAATATCAGAATATTGTTTTCTAAGTTGAATATTCGTAGTTGTTACATCAAGACTTTCAACGTTTGGTTTATTGACAGGTGTTGTCAACGTATTTTCCGTAATAGCAAAAGTTGTATCTCTACGTCTCAGGTCTGTAATCGTTACTTTATTGGAACTCGATACAGAACCATTATTAATATTAGGAATACTTGGAATAGCTGCAATCGATACTTCGTCACCTGTGGTGCTGACACCAGTAACTCTGTTGAATTGTGGAACCTTGCTTGAACCAAGACTGTAACTTAAAATGTTACCTGTGGTCAGAATACCTGCAAAGTTTCCTCCAGTCGCAGTGATAATACCAGTGGTGCTACTAGTTTTGGTATATTCAAATGAACCCGTGGTAACATTATCGAGTCTTGAGATTTCATCAAGAATCAAGTCAGCTTCAAACGTAGAAACACCGACGTAACTACGCATGGACTTCACATCATCAATGTTAAAGTCTGTAATTTTTGTGATAGTTCGACCATCAACATTTCCGTTGATAATGATGTTTTCATCATTCAGGAATTGTCCGTTTACATCAGATAGAGTGAGTTCCGTTACATTTGTTCCAGCCGTGCGGACAAATCCACCTGCACCACTCCTAGCACCCTCAATATAATCAGATGATGTGACAGAAGTGATTGCAGTTCCTACTTGAAGCTTAGTGAAAAGCTTAACGTCAAACAATCTGCTTTCAAAAATTGTAGAGGAGTTTACATAACTTGCAGACTGTGCTTTGAAATCATAAAGTCTTGCAAGACCAACTTCTTCACCATAAGAATCGATACCAAGACTGTTCTCACCTTTTCTTCTACTACTAACAAGAGATACGGTAGCTGTGGTTCCAATACCGATTGCAGGAGAACCAAATACGTTATTTACGAAGATCGGATTACCAGTTACATATGTAATAGGTTCTTGTTCTACCGACTTAGTTGTTCTCGCTTTTGATACATCGATGAGAGTCGGTGCAATAGTCTCAATATCATATCCCTTGATATATGCTTTACCAGGACTTACCTGAGCAATCATCAAATCTTCTGATGGAACATTACCATCGGGAGTTGTTTGAATGTCTGTAAAGAGTCCTTTGTTACCTACCTGATCATTCAGGGACTCTTTCATGAAGACTTCAAAAGGATCAACACAATAGTCTCCAGACTCATCATAAGTCCGTTTTGCCATCGCATCACGAATTAAGTTATAATTAGTCTCTTTCACAAAAGTTTGCATAGTGCCTTGTACGACACGAGCGATTTCAATAAAGTCTGGATCGACAATATCATCGATGTCTTTCTTTGCAAGTGTTAAAGAAATTTTGAATCTATCTGCACCAGGAGCTGCAAAGTTTGTAAATCCTGCTGCATTGTCATTCAGTGATTCATCTTCATTAGAAGTGATAATTTCTTCCAATACTTGGAAACCAATCCTGTATGTTGGAGATTGGGAATATTGATCAAGAATCAGAGTTTCATTGGGAACTTGAACAAACGCACCTCTGGCGAAATAAACACCTTCACCAACAGACATGGCAGTGCCTGTTTGACTAGCTCCAGACGCAATTGTGTTTGCAAAAGGTTCGTTTGCAGAAATTACACTTAATCCATATGTAATATTGGAAAGTGTAATAAGACTCTCTCCACTCAAGAAAGTTTCTGATTCATTATCAAGTGTAGAAGAACTCTCATAGTTGAGATAAAGAGTAATGATTCCTCTTTCAGATTCTTCTTCTGTGAGAACAGAGACAACTTGAGCAGTTACGCCAGATCTTTCACCAGTAATTCTTTTACCAACAAGTTGTTCCAGATATAAAGAAATTGGAACAGACAAATATGTTGATTCAATTTGAATACATCGATAGTTTGAATTATACGTGAGATTACCTGGAATTACCTTAGAACCTTCTTTAAAGAAGTGAACACCAAATTGTTCAATCTGATCTTGCAGAATCGACTGCAAGGTAGAAAGTTCTCTGGCCTGTACTGGAGTGCCTGGTTTGAATAGAACTCTTTTAAAGTTCTTGTCCTTATCAAAATCGTCAAAATAAGGACTTACGTTGAGATTAGTTTCCTGTGGCATAGTCTTTAGAATTCCAGTACGATTTTAATGTCTTCTTTTTGTTGCGAGCTGCGAGTCACAGATGCTCTATTATCCACATAGATAATTTCACCGCTGTACTTTTGAACTTCGGGGTTTGCAATACCCTTAACGAAACTCATACCTAGGTTGTATGTCCTATTATTTATTGACGTAGATAAACCTGGTGCAACAGATGTACCAAAATTAGTATCAATATTAAGATTGTTAGTACCACCAAAAACAGTTGTTCCTGCACCAGTGGTTGGATCAGCACTAAATCTGAATAATTTAAATCCAAATTCTGGATTGGTATTCACCGTTCCGTCTGTATTGAATCCTGCAAGTCTTCTATCTTGCCAATATTTCAACACACCAGTTGTAGAATCCCAACTAATCGTTCTACCCACAGCAGTAGAACCGATGCCAATTGTTTGAGTAAACTGGTCGTCTGCACCGTAAGTGGTTTGTGTTGAACCAGCACCAGTCAGTTTCAATGCATAAGTTGCACTAGCTCTAGCAAGAGTCAGTCTGTTACTAGAACCATAAGCATCTGGATTCTTTACAATACCAATTCTTGCAAACTGGTTACCAGTAATAAAGTCTGGATTTGTAATATCATTTTCAAGTCTAGAGTAAATTAAAACTCTATTTGCACCTAGTTCTCTGTAGATATCTGCTCCATGTCCACCTTGTGGTGGAATAATTACGTTGAAAGCTGCGTCGGTCGAACCAGATGGATTGGTTAATCCAACCGCATTTAGGTCAACACTACCAAAGGAGTAATCAGAACCACCATTGGTGACCTCTACAGAGTTAATTTTACCTGCAGCATTCACCACGACGGAACAAGTCGCACCCTCACCATCACCCTTGATTGGTACATTGTTATATGTGGTCGCAGTACCGTATCCAACACCTCTATTTTTAATGGTGACAATTTTTAATTGTCCACTAGTGGCTGCATTATTTCTTACCGCCGCAACATCATTTAAAGTTTCCCAGTTGTTGGGT